GTTAAAGCCGGTAAAGCCACCGGGAGTCAGGATGTTTGGAACACCGATTGGCGGATCATCGATGTTCAAAGCCGAATTGAACAGGATCGCCAAGTCGCCCGCTTGAATGCCATTTGGGAATGTTGGTCCATACGATGAGTCGCCAAGGTTTCCGCCGACATAACTTATAGTTTTAAGTTTGCCGTGGCCCATCATTGGCACGATCAAGCCGGGGAGATAGAGCGTCAAGGAACTTGCTCCAACGCGGTCACAGCGATGTGCGTCGCTGTGTAAGCGTAAAGCTGCACCATCTGATACTTAGAACTCGTGATGTTAGAGAGAACAGGCGGACTCTTGTAGTAAGAACCGAAAGCCAACGAACGCGTTGTGCCATCGTTGCCTTTCACCATGATCATTCGCGCCGTTCCCGGCTTGACGTTCGTCGGATTGGCAAGCGTGCGATTGCCAGCGAGCGTGACTTGACCATTGATGAAGTCCGGCCAATTCACGACGATGGTCGCCTGATCCGTTAAGTTTTGCCATTCCGATGCCGTCGCGATCAGATCGGCGGTCACGATCTTCGCCAGCGTATTGCTTCGAACTTGTGCCGCCGTCGCCATGTCGGTGAGATCGGAAGAGGCGTGTTGATGCGATGCCGCCGCCTTCGCTGCGAGCGCTGCGGCAAGTCCCGTCACATCGCTTTGCGCATGCGCATGAGACAACGCCGCCTTCGCTGCGAGCGCGGTCACGAGTCCGGTGATCAGCGTATAGTCATGAGTATGTGAAGTCGCCGCCTTGCCAGCGAGCGCAGTCACGAGACCGACGATGTCGGTTTGCGCGTGCGAATGCGCGCCGATGGTCACGGCATTGATCAAACCGACAATCGTTTGATAGAGATTCGGATCGTTGTTCAGCGATGTCGCGATCTCTTTCAACGTGTTCAGATTCGACGGCGGACCGGGATTGCCGAGAATCGTCGTGCTGAGATTCGAAAGCTGAGTCCCGACTTCTGCTTTCGTATAGATGTCGGGCTTCTGATAGTAGTTGTTTGGATCGAACAGATCAGCCGATTGCGCTTGAAGTTCAAGCGCAGCTTCGATTGCTGGGACAAGAATCTCGTTCACTCGAAACAACGCGCTGATGATCAACTGATCGCGCGCCGCTTCGAAGCTCGACGACTTCTCTTGAAGGTCGGTGATGACCAACGATAGCTCTTCGACGAGCGCGTTCCAGATGCGGTCATCGAAAGGTGTCTTCGGTCCGACCTTGAACCGTGACGCGATAGTCGGCGCAGTTGCCATCGTTCACACTCCCATCATCAGGATACAGCGTAAGCTTCGCGCCTGACGACCGTGAAGGGATTGTTGGCGTTCTGAGTCGTGCCGACGATCTTGACTTCGAAAGCGGTCTCCGCTGTCGGTGTGAACGCGAAGATCACATGCCGAGTCGTGTCGTCTTCCAAATCAGACTTGGTCGTAACCGACGTGTGATTGAGCACGCCATCACCCGGAGTCGTGTTCGTGCAATCGATGGTGTGAACCGCAGCATTGTAGCCGCGAAGGAAGACGTGGACCTGAACAGCGCTCGTTGCCGAACCGACTGACAGCGAAGTCGACCAATGTTCGAAGGCGACTTCCGTCTTCGTCATCGTCACTTCGGTTTGAAGCATGTCGATGCCGGGCATCAGGTCGCGGGTGCCTGTGAACACCATGCGGAGATTCACGAGCGTCGGATTGCCCGTCAGCGCGTCATACTCGCCTTCGCTGATCTGATACCACACGCCAGCACGTTGAACTTCGAAGGTCAAGTTCGTTCCCTGCGGCTCCCACTGAGCCGCGACGATCTTGATCTCGCTGATGCCTGACGCGCGAGTCAGAGGCTCAAGAAGAACTTCAACGCGCGTGTTGTCGAATTGCGCATAGTTGAGCTTCAGGCAAAGATCGCCGCTGTTCTGAACCGGAAGCCATTCCGCCGTGTCGCTCAGATAGAACGCCGCGCCGGAAATGTATTTGTCGTCGTCTTCGTCCATGTGGACTCGGACGTGATGATTGCCCGTCGACACAAGCTGAACGGCATACGACCGACCGCCTTGCATGTAGACAGGCGACTCAAGCACACATTTGATGTGCGTCGTCGTGTTGAGATTGGCGACATCGATCACGCCGCGTCCAATGACGTGACTCACGACAGGCTTGCCGCCTTCGACTTCGCAGATGAAGACGTTGATGTTGCCAGCCGCGCCGACTTGAGCGAACGGAACTTCGACGCTCGTCATCCATCCGTTCGTCGCGTTGAGGAAGGTTTGCGCAAGCTGCGATCCGTTCACGGTCGCGTCGCGCGTGCAATACTCCCAATACGGTTCGCGGCAGCGCGTTCCATGATGCTCGCGATCATCGTCCCAATCGATTTCCTCGCGGCGATACTTAGAAGTGATCGTGTACGGTTCGCCATCCTGACGATGGAATCCGAAGATGCGATCATGCGCCGCTTTGGCTTCGATGATGCGAGGCTGAGTCGTATAGATCGTATTCTTCGATTGGTCTTCGTCGATCCGGTCGAGAAGGTTCGACAGCGAAGAATAAGTATGTTCATGCTCGCCGAGAAACGGCGCGCGTGGGCAATACTCATGGCAACGCCGCGACAGTTGCTTGTGAACGCGGACCGTTGTCTGAACGGTATACTGAGAAAGCGACAAGCTGTTGTTCGCGCCGCCGATCTCAAGCCGCGTCTTCTCGCTCGACCACGCGGGAAGCGTGAGACCATTCAGCACCTTCACCTTCGGATCGATGGGATTGTTGAGCGCAAGCGCAGTGACTTCGCTCGTGCCGCCCGCGAAGTGAAGACCACGATCCACGAGCGCATTGTAATTGGCGTGATTCGCGTTTGTCTGATCGCCTGAAAGAAAACGGTCGATGAACTTCTTGATCACCGGAGTCGGATCGGGATTGTGCGAGCGAGCTTCCAGCGCTTCGATGCGGGACAGCAACGCCGCGAGCAACGCCGAAGGATCACGCGGGATGCTCGCTTGAATGCGAACAAGCTCCGAAAGAATCGTGTTGAGTAGTTGACCGATCTGCGACCGCCACGCATCGATTGCCTTGATCAACTGAGACAGCGACTCGATGGATGGCAGGCGATAAGCCGTCGCCATCTCGATCCCGCCATCGACCACGCCGCTCGTCGTCAGCGTGACCCACGCGACCGGGATGACGTTCGCATCGAGCGTCGGCTTCTGAGGATCGGGACCTTCTGTGCCAGCGACAAGCGCAAGATGGGCATACCGCAACGACTCCATCGCGACCGATTGCGGTTCCGTCGTGCCTTGATCGTCGATGACGAATGAGCGCTGTTGAACATCGGAGTCGATGGTGTCGCCATAGGTAACGACGGCAACGATGCGCTTCGTGACGGTCGGCATATAGTTGCCGCCCGTCAGCAAGTTGAACACGACATTCTCATCGCGACGATAGACCGGACCGCCGCCCCAATAGTGACCCGCCGCAACGGTGATTTCAGTTTGTCCGGTCTTGCTCGTGCTGAATCCGGTGAAGTAACGAAGCGACGACACGGCATCCGCAACAATCGTGTCGAAAGACTGCCGCGCGAAGATTCCGATGTTGTTCAGATCATCGGCGATGATCTTCTGATCGTTGCGAAAGACAACGTTGCGTTCCATGTCAGGTCTCCACTGTAGAGGCAAATGGGATTTCATCACCGAAGAGCATTCGGTCGCCGAACTCGCGCGGTCGACGCGTTCTCGTGTCTAGGTAGATCGTTGATCGAGCATCCTTGCAGGCTCGCGTCGCTGCCAATGCTCGATTAAGCGGCTCGCGATTTTCTGGCGTCAGATATTTTCCGACAACATCAGTGAACTCGAAACGTCGACGCTTGCCGCGTATTTCAAGTTTGATCTCGGCACTGAACGCCTTCATCGAAAGCCGCGCATGTCCGAGATAGCTTCCGGGCTGACCGGCAACGACAGCGCTGTCTCTCTCATAATCGAACAGATAAAACCGTTCGTAGACGTGTTGCCATGCCTTCTCGCGCCTTGGATAGATCGCGGAGTGCAAGCCGGTCGACGTGTGACCGAGGAACGGACCATCGTCGTGAAAGCGATTCCTCACGAGTTCAGGTTTGATTGACACGAGCTTGCGCGCGTCAGGCGCATACGATGTCCATTGCGGTCGCGAGACCGCGACGTTGTACGGTCGAACGATCTCGGTCCGGATCACGCGTTCAGGCGCATTGTCCGCGCCGATGTATTTGTTTCGGATGTGATCGCCGACGTAGAGTCCGAACTTCTTCGCAGGCAACACGATGTCTTCGAACTCATAGACCTGTCCGACGTGAACGACAGATCGAACGATCTCACGTCGAGTCAGTTGAGTCTCTTCACCCGTTCGCGGTTCATAGAGTCGAGCTTGCCGCCAAACCGTATCGATGGTGACGCGATACGCTGTCGGCCACACATGACCGACGAACGCCTTGCTTCGTTGCATCGATGAAGCGAAGAAGCCCTTCGCGAACTCAGTGACCGGGACGTAGGGATAGATTCGAATCTGTTGGAACTGAGAAAGCCAGCGCGCTCGCTCTTCATCCGTCCAAGCCGCACGAGAGAACGACTCTTGTGGCGGCGAAAATATCTTCAGAACTTTTGCACCGACCAAATTGTAGAAGCGTCGAAAACCTTCCGGCGTTCCCTTCAATCGTTCGAAGAAGAACCATTGATCGGTGACATACCGTTTCTTTTCGATGCTCCAATCGTCATACCAAAGATCGACTCCACGTTCCCATGCGAGAACTGGAAGGAAGCGCTCATCGCAAAGCAAAGCGTCCTTGACCCGTCGAATGCGATCCGGATCGAGATTGCGCCCCGCGTCGACATCCTCATGTGAGCGTTCGTATGCCGTTTGATTCGACGGCAGAAGATTGATTGCGTCGGTCATTGCTCTTCGATCAGTTTCACGGTGATCGATGACGAGTTCATGTTCGCCGCCTGAAAGCGAAGCATGTCGAGATCGCCCGGTGATGTCATGTCGACACGATCAACGCCGGACACATACATCGCAGCTTGAAGCGCGCTTGCAGGGACATCGCCGCCGACTCGCTTGTAGCGATCAGCGACCGCCGCGAGCGAAGCGGTAGCAGTCGACTTGATCAATGCCGGATCGGGACCTTTGCGAACGTGCAACGTGGCGACCACGTCGTAATCGACGACCCGCGCCGCGCGAAGATAGATTGCATCGGTGACGAGTCGAACGCTGGCATCGAACATCTTATCTCGGATCGCACGCATGAGTGTGTCACTAGGCTCGCCATCACCGATCTTTGAAAGAACAGTCAGTTCAACACCGACATCGTTCGTTCCCTTGTTGATGATGTTGATCGCAACGTCGCGAATGTCGAGCGAAACGCTCATGGCATGGTAGAGATAGCCGCCAAGCGTTCCGGCTGAACTGAAAGCTTCAGGCGCAAGTTGAATGCGCGCCCGGTATCGATCATCGGTCTCGCCTTCGGCGCGAGCCGTGCCGTGAAGATCGCCGAGTCGGTCGAGATGCGCGCCTTTCGCGAACGCAAGCAACACCGCAGCTTGCGCATCATCTATCGAATAACTCGTGAGCAATTCTCTGTAGGCTGAAGCCTCTTGGAGTATGCGACCGGGATCGGTCTCAAGCATGAACACGTCATACTCAATGCCGCGCGACACGAAGAGCGATTGCAGCAACGTCAACCGAGCATCAAGGATCGATTGGAACGAATAACCCGGCCAAAGAACCTTGCGATCAAGCAAAGACAGGTCGAGCGATGAAGCGGAGAAGCGAGTCGTGCTTGTCATCGGAGCAATCCCGTCTTGATCTGATTGTCGCTGGCTTCGACGCCGATCTGTCGAAGCGTTCCTTCAGGTGTCGGATCGCCGAGATGACCGCGCGGTCGATACTCGCCTTCGATCACGAACGCCATGTGACCAAGCCGCGTTGTCTCCGCTTCCTGTCGACGTGGCAAGACACGCGTGACCTTGAAGCGCGGTTCCCATGTCTCGATAGCGACAACGAACAGTGTGAAGAAGCGAAGGATGTTTCCCGCCGTCATCGCGCGACCGAGCAACACGTTTCCAGCCGCGCCGAAGTGACGAAGCATCACGCGTTCGCCGAGTTGAGTCGTGAAGATGACGTGAATGCTTTGCACAACATGATCGAAACCGATCAAGAGCTTGCCAGTCTCACGATTGATGCCGGTCGATAGAGCCATCACGACACCGCGAATAGTTGAACTTTGTACGGCACACCATTGACCTTGATGTTCAAGAATGTGCCGCTCGCCGCGCCTGCGGATGCTGCCGTTGTCGATCCCACATCGAAGACGCCAGTACCTTTAGCATTGACCTTTGCATCGATGTTCTGTGATGCGCCGACAGCTTGCAGGATCGTCGCGCCAGTCCACGCAAGCGACTGCCAGTAATCGCCCATCGCGCCATTGACGCCTTGCATGTCGAAGAGAACGCCTTGATCGTTCCAAACTTGAATCCCCGCCGCGCCCTTCGCTTGGATCAATCCCGGTACATCGTCAGGCGTTCCATCGGTTCGCAACAATGAATACCCAGCACCGCCCCATGACGTGAAGCGACACGTTGCACCCGTAAGCGCGAGCGCTTCGAAGCCGATTCCGTTTCCGCTACTCAACAAAACGCGACTATCGCCGAGTGCTTGAATGTCGATGGGAATATCTGTGTCGTCACCGACCGCCGTGATGAGAACCGGGCCGCCTGATACTTGTCCCCAAATCGCGACACGATTCACGGCATCGGTAACTGAATTGATTTCAAGACCAACGCCAACGTCATTGCTCAAATAAATCTGCGATGGACCTTTCGCGCGTATCTCAAGAGCAATGGCGTCAGCCGGACCTTCGACAGTCAACAATGGAGTCGCGCCTGCGGGGACTCCCCACGTCCTGATCCGTTGCGTGCTGTCCGGAAGATTGTAGTGCTCGATGACCGAGCCATACTCATTCTCAACGTTCACGCCGCCAGCACCCAAGCCGCGAAGCTCAAGATCGAGCGAGTCATTCGTCCCGACGAACGGCACGAGATACGGATACGCGGCGACATACACGGCATACACGACCGCATCGGAGTCATAGCCTGATCCTGTCGTGTCGACGACGACTGCCGTTGCCGTACCGCTCACTATTGTTAGGTGAGCCGTGAATCCTG